TCAGCACGGGGCTCCTGGCTTCCGCTTCCAGCGCGTCAAGCGTGTACTGGTCATACAGCGCACGTTCCCCCGGCGGCAGCGCCATATAATCGGTTATTGTCCCGATTTTCGGGAACCGTTCACACACTTTCAGCATCAGCCAGGTGTTGCCCCGTGCCTCTATCAGTTTTTTGCTGTATCGTCCGGCGTTTCGCTGTCGTCGCTGCCATAGCCGCTGATCTCATCGATCCGGCTAATGACCGCATCCTTTTCTCCTGCCAGCAGAACCACATCGATCATGTCCACGCCGTGCAGGATGTCGAGCGCTTCCTGCGCCTGCTTGTTATCCCAGGTCTTTTTCCTGTCCTCATCAACTGTCGCCGTGTAAATCAGCCAGGAGCGGAACTTAGCCGAATCCGTCTCAATTTTCCGCTTGGGCTGTCCCTTCTTGCGGGGCGCGAACTTCGACGCATGGTCAAGACAGGCGTTCGTCTCATCCTCCGACAGGGGCCGGATGCGGAACTCAAACTTGAGAACGCCGCCGCGCCTGATTTGAATCTTTTCGTAGGCGTTCTCATTCTCCTTTTCACGGCCCGCTTCAATCAGGCCGCGCAGGATATCGCTCTCATTCATCAGGATATCTTCTTTCGTATTGCTAATATTTTCATCAAAAGTTTCCGGCATTGTATTCTTAGACATTTTTCATTTCCTCCTGTTTATTCTGCCAATCTCCACTCGGCATCCTTGAACTTTTCCAGCATTTCCGGCGTTGAATTGACGCGGAAGCTCCAATTCCGTTTAATAATTTCACCTGGGTTCAGTGTCTGCAAATCGACGGTGCCGTCCGGCACGCAGTTGCGGTAAACGATCCGCTCGGACTGTCCATCCCTGCGGCGCATCTTCCCCTGAAAATCAAATGTCGGAAAATAACCGTTTTGCAAGTCGGTGATCAGCTCGTCAAGCATAACTTCATCCCGCACAACGGCCTCCGTCAGTGTCAGCGTAACGGTATAACCCGTGTTGACCGAATAAATGAGCGCACTGCCGACCGGCTGGTAATCCTGATTCGCCGGGGAGACCTGTGTCTGGAACGTATCCACCTCAGCAAGGAAAATATTCGTCCCGGCTTTGGTTGTCACAAACAGCCGTCCGTCTTTGCCGCTGATCAGCTTTCTTACGTCAAGCAAACTCTGGTCGTTCAATCCGTCCATGTGTTATCCCTCCTTACTCTTCATCGTCCGACGCAAACCGGAACTTAAAGCAATAATACATCTTTTCAAGTGCATCGATATCATCCGCATAAACAACAAACCATGCGCTGTCGCCCTCGGGCTTATTATTCTCGTCCTGCTCGACGTGCGCCCCAGCCAGCAGCTTCCGTTCTGCGACCATCGTCTGGCATACCGCATTTGAAACCTGAATCACTGTCATGCGTCCATCCGGGTCATTGTTAATGCGGCCAACCAACGGTTCTACCGTGTCATTCAGCCGCTGGAACAGCTCAAAACGCACCTTAACACGTTTGATTTTCTGCCAGCCAAGGTCTTCCTTAGTGCCGGGCAGAACCAGCGTATTGATGCCCTGTTCGACCCATACCGTGTTAGCCGCCGAAACACTGAACATCAGCGCCCCGGCTTTGATCGCACGCTCATGCTGATTGTTAGTCAGCAGCTCCGTAACCTCGGTTGCACCCGTAATTGCAAGATGCGTGATACTCTCGTTGCTGGGCGTGCCTGCAATCAGTCCGGCAATCCGCGCCGCTGCCAGCCAGCCCTCGTAAACATTGCCCGCAATGTCCGTGAAGCCGTTTCCAACATAGACCATTTGATAGTCATTGTAAGCGCTGGCGTGCTTCAAACGGGTGTCAAAATCAATCGTTGTCGGTTCGCCAATAACGCCCATACAGAACTTGCCGCCCTGATAAATCCGGTTCAGGAAAAGCTGCATCATCATCTGAATCGAGGTATCGGCGGTGTCGATCGCCATCACGTTCCAGCGGTTGGATTCCAGCACTTCAAATGCCGCGCTGTAGGCCGCAACATTGACCGTCGGATCGGTTCCGCCTGTGATTTCTACCTGGTCGATGGTCTTGAGCTTTTCCGTGCTGTCCGCCAGTTTGGTCAGCACAAAGTAACTGCTTTTCTGTTTCTCGAATGCTTCCAGCAGTGCGGCGACGCTGTTTTCCGCGTTGCTGAAAGTCAGGGATTCCAGCTGTTCTGTCCCTTCCAGGATCAAAAGCTCGGTCTTTCCGGCATCCATCAGCGTGGGCCGGATCGCCACGGAAAGGCTGCGGCTGCCGGGATATTTCAGCGTGAGCTGCACTACGGCGTTTCCTGCATCGTCCTCGATCTGGTACACGCCGTGCGTACCGCCGCTGCCGAGACGCACCGCGTAAACCAGCCGTGCACCGCCCTTAAACTGCTCCATCGGAACCGCAGTCGTTCCGTTTTCGCCGCCGTCGCCGAATTGCTTTGCGATATCCTCCGACTGTTCCAAAACAAGTGCTTTTCCGATCGGCCCCCAGTTGGAACGGAATACCGCCGCACACTTGCCGTCGTCTACGCCAGCAACCGGCGGCCTGCCCCAATTCTCATATCGGAAATACACGCCGGGGCGCGTCTTTTTCTCCCCAATGATGAAAAACGATGCCATTTACTGTACCTCCCTGCCCAGGAAATCCTGAACCATTTGCCTTGCTTCCTCTACGGTCGCGGACTCCATGCCCGCGCCCCGAAGCGCCACGGTCACAACCTCTGGGGTCGTGCCGAACAGCTGACGTGCCTTTGCTGCCAATTCTGCCGTTTTATAAGCCGCTTCTGCCATAATGCCGATTGCTCCTTTCTCATGCTGTAAATTCGGTCTTAAAAGTTTGGTTTGTGCAAGTTCCTTCTGCGGCTGGTTCAATACGCCGTATTGCCCGGTAAGCCCCAGCTGTCCCTCCCGCAGAGGATCGGCGCTGTGCCGTACTTCCAGCCGGTTGATGAACATCGGGCTTCCGTCCGAAAGGACAACTTCACCCTCTATCTGTGCAAATTCGATGATTGACTTTGTCCATTTGTTGCGTTCTGCCACGCTGTCCGCGATAACGTGCGCCGCAAATTTCCCCGTGAACCATGCCACAGCATAGCTCTGCTGGTTATTGCCGGACATGCCCTCAAAACGCCAATAAAGCGCCGGGGCTTCATCCGAAGGTTTCCAAATGGGCGGTAATTCGTCAAATGCAATTACGTTCATTTGCGGAAAGTGCTGTTTTGCCCACGCGTTCAGCCCCTGCACTGGGTCAGGCGTAATGGAGATTTGTTCAGGAAACGCCATCAGCGCAAAGGTCATGGTCAACCCATATACCTCTGGTGCCGTGTTGTCCCGTGCGCTGCTGCCGCCCTCAAACACAAATTCATCCGAACGCTCCCAATCCGCACAGATGGTCGCCCGGTCCGCTCCCGTGTAAAACGTGCCGGAAATCAGCTCCAGCAATCGCCGTTCGATTGCCCGGTCCGGGTCGAGGTCGCCGACTGCCGGACATTCCGTGGTACACCAAATGTTGACTGTCAGCGTTCCGGCGGTCTTTCGCTCGGGGTCGTTCCGCAGGTCAATATTGAAATCCACGCGCGGATATCGGGGCGTCCCCCAGCCCGGGCGGCTGTCACTGGGCGATTTCTGGTAAAAGAATGCTGGCAAACCATGATAGGCTGCCAGCATTCCCGCCATTTGCGTATCTGAAGTTATTTGCTCATGGATAAGCTGCCGGATTTCTGTGCTCATGCGCCTGTACCGGGAGCGTTGTTCTCATAGTTGACCGTCTGGAAATCAGCCGTCCAATAAATTTCCCAACCCCCGACTGCCGCGTCTGCTGCAAGAATGTCAAGATAACTAGTCGCGTTATTCTGCGTGTTGCAGTAAAGCAGCCGCAGTTTATCGGAAGCCGCCTCCGTAACAAAGCCGTTTCGGAATGCAGTGTCGCCCGTCCGGCGGACGCGGATACAGTCCCCGCGGCGAATCTGGGAAAGGTCAAATACTGCCTGCGTCCTGTTTGTAAGCAGTGCCATAATATCCTCCTATTTACCCTGATAGGGTTTCTGATAAATTGCCTTGATTTTGGGAAGCGCCCGGTCAATCACCTTTTGCTTGTACGGACGCGGTGCGATCCGGCCCGTGCCGTTTTCCAGCATTTCACCAAGCAGCCTGCCGCCTGCCCGTTCTTTGCTTTCAATCGCCGAAACTGCCCGGAAATGAGTGCCGTTCTTTTCCACGTGGACGTGCGTCCCCCAGGACAAGCGGAATACACCCGTCCGCACAGCCGGGGCTTCCCCCGGGGCAGACGCTGTGTATTTCCTGCGGGTTCCCGGCACGCGGTATTTTTTGCCGCTGCGCTGTCCGCGAAGCACGTACAATTCCGCGTTCCGCAGTTCGTTGCTGGCTCTGTAGGCCCTCTGGGAAACTTCCTTTTGTACGCCTTTCAGCGTTGTTGCAATCATTTTTCCGATGATTTGTGACGCTTTCTGGTTCGCACGTGAAATAGACTGCCGCTTTGCTGCACTGATAGGCCTTGCCATCACACATCACTCCGCTCATCACAATAATAAATCGTCCACTGTCCGAGATCACCCACATTATAGGGCACGGTTTGGACAATATACCGCCTACCCCCGCGCATGAAGGAATCCCCCGGACGGACTTCAAACGGCGGTACGCCCTGTTGGATGAGCTTATGCGAAACAGGATGCTCCAGCTGCCGCCAGCGTTCCTTTTCCTCCGGCCTTGCCGCTGCGAGGATCGCCTTGATTGTCCCGAGCCGTTCCCTGTCGTTGGAGGTGACTCTGCCGCTTGCGGTTTTGTGCTCCCCGTCCCGGAATACGTCAAATTCCCGCAGCTCCTGACCGGGCCGCAGATTCATTGCATTCATAAACATTTGCAGCCTCCTACGTTGTCATTTTGCGGAACGGGGGAGAGGATGCACCATGCACAGCACGTGGATTTTCTTCCATTCCTGTGTGAAAATAAGGCGGTGTATTTTGGATAGCCGATGCCATAGCCGGAACCGAAACAGAGGCGCGAACCTGCTTTTTCAGGTCGTCATAAAGCTGCTTCCAATGCGCGGCACGGTCGCCGAAACTGTATTGCAGAACATCCACCTTTGTATCCATCTGATACGAAAATCTGAACATAATTGCTTCCAATACCGCCAGTTTTGCACGTACCCACGCCTTTTTACCTTCTTTCAGGCCATCCAGAATGGCGTCATATTCCTCATCGGAGAGGGCGCAGGTATCTGCGCCGCCCTCTGTCACCGTGTCGCCAAGCTCGAAACGCATCTGATCCTTGCCGCGCTCCCTGATTTTCGTCGGGTCGTAGCTGTAGGTCATAGCCGGTTCCCCTTATTCGCCGGGAGGCTCGAAGCCTTCCTGTACGCCCTCATCCTTTGCGGGATGCTGGATCTCTGCTGCTGCAATCAGCTGCGCACGCTCCGACTTATTCCTGGCTTTAGAAATGTCCACGCCAAGGTCTGCGGCCAGCTTTTCCAATTCCGAATTTTTCCACGTTGCCAGCTGTTCCGCGTCGAAACTGCCGGGCAGAATTTCAGTGGGTTCCGCGCTGTCTGCCTGCGGCCCTTCATCTTCCGGGGAATCGTCAGGACCACTTTTGGGGCCGTCGGTTCCGTCCGTCTCCTGCTTCGGTTTGGGGATATCGGCGGAAATGATCTTGCCCATACGAATCAGATTGTTCACCCTTTTCGAATCAATCGCCTCCGGCGGGATGATTTCGCCAATCTTATAATCTCTGTCAAATCGGACAGGTGCACTCGCGATATATGCCATTGTGCTTTTTCCTCCTCTTTATGCCGCGTAACCCTCGCTGACCGCGCCCCGGAGAAATACGCCAAGGTCTGCGGACGTAATTTCCGGATCGGTACAGAGAAGCCCTTCAATGAATTCTGTATGCGTTCCGCCCTCGCCAAGATACTGCTGTACGGACGTATATTGACCGTTGCCGAGCATATCCCACGTAAAGGTATAGCCTGCACTGGGTTCGTCAATGCTGGGTGTGCTGGTGGTATAAGTCAGAAGTGCATCATTCGGATCGCAGATAAACCGGATATCGTCCGGCGCTCCGTAGGGTGCTGCATTATATACACTTTTTGCAACAACAATTTCATCCAGCCCGAACAGCTGTGCAAGGACATTTTCGGTAACATTTGCCGGGTTGGCCTCGCTGCCTTGATACTTGATGCGCTCCAAAATAGATGGATTATTCGTCAGTGCGACAAAGGCATTTGCGCCAAGCACCATTTTATTTGGCTCCCGCAGTCCGGACAAAATCATGCGATTGCGCAGACGGCTAAAAAATGTTACCGGGTCACTGTTCGCACTGTCAAAACACCAAAATTGGGAGTCCCCGGGCGTACCGGTATTTACGCCGGTATAAACGTGCGTCCAGTTGGCAGGATTGAA